TTATATGTGGCTGCACGAATTCTTCTAAAAACTTGCATATGTGTTCTCTTTGGGGTGTTACATTATCTTCTTCGAACAAAGAGCAAGAATAGTTTCTGTCTTTGCAAAATTTTGTCACATAATCAAGAAGGCCACGGTAAATCACATTTTTGTGGGTATTCAGGAGATTTATTCTTCCATTCCATACCCTGTTTCTGTAAGCAGGCATGAATTTGTGGTTTGGCACCTCAAAACTGAAAAATTGGCTCATCTCCTTGATGACCGATTTTTCGGCATTGATACGAATAAAAACCGAATCTACCGCCTCTATATTCACATGTTCCATGTAAGTATTTATTGACCGTTTGTGAACTTTTGCCAGTCTATTGCGGATCGAATAGACCATTGTCGATTTGAAATGACTTTTACCACATCCTCAATATAGTCTACTACACGGCAAAGTTCCCTATATTTACTTTCCACCTCAAGAATGTCTTTATCTGCATCCATGATCCGATCCACATCGGTTCTTAACACATTTAGCTCAAATGGTTCCCAACCAAGCCGTTTGTGCTCCTCTTCTGACATCTTGCCAGTATAGTACAGCCACTTATCCTTCTGGAGTGCCTTCAGGTCACGCTCAAGCCTGTCCTTGCGGTTTCTTAGCCGTAGGAGTAGCATGAGGTACTTGTTGTGTAGCTGGGGCGTACGGAGCGATTCCTCGTCCAAACGGGTTTCATCGATCTTGAGGTCAGCCTCGATCGTTTTGAAGTCAAGTTCCATAATATAAACTCCTGTCAATAAGTGTAACCGGGTTCTCCGATTTTAAACACTTCATAATATGAATATGAAAAATTCACTGAACACGATACGGGATCTGTGGATGTATTTTGTGTAGTAAAATTTATTCCACCAAGGGTTCTTGGAAAGACATAATAAAAATTAGCTTGTAAGAATGGTTTGTATTGACTATTCGTGATTAATAATGTAGCATTTGAAAATACGCCATCTGGATTTGCAGGATTATACGGTAAATTTGAAATGTCGGTTTTTAAATTACCTATTCCTTTGAGCCAATCATAAATTTCAATCCAATTTTTCATGTCGGCGTTGACCATGAAAGATGCCGTTAAATCATCAAAATAATAATTAGTGGCTGGTATTTTTGGGTATGTTCCTAAATTTGTAGGTTGATTTATACTTCTTGTACTAATCATGGGCAAATTTGCCGATTGCACAAAGAAAGTAAAGTTGGGAATTCTGGACAATGTGAATTGAAAATAGTTAGAAGCCAGAAAATTGGGATTTTCTGGTCCACTTACTACCGTGTTTGTGTTACAACTCGACATGTAATTATGTAGGTCAAAAGAAAAAGGGAGGCATTTCTGCCTCCCTCTTCCACATCGGTTTATCTATTCTCTATTATGAGAATTGAATTCCTTGAGTCAGACCCATACCGTGGAGGTTGTCAATCTTGAGCAAGCGGTAGTATTGATTGCCCTTGAGTGCAGTACCAACATTGGTGATGCTGGTTTCCTCGGCGAACGGATTCGAGACCATGCCGTAGCGAGTCTTGAAGCCGATCTTCGGTTGGAAGGTGTCTTGTCCGACTGAGCGGAACATTTGGAGTGGGACATATGGGCAGTAGAAAACGCCTGCATCATAAGCCACTTGACCCTTATATCCAACGAGTGCGAAGTTAGTACCAGCGGGAGCATACGGATCGATGAACACGCGGAACTTGCCGTTGAGAACACCAGCGAAGATGTTACCGGTATCGTCAACTTCGAGGTTGACATTGAGAGCCGGGCTGATGTTGAGGTAGCCACCCATGGCGAGAGCCGAAGCAACGTCTGAGCTGCAGATCACAAAGTTACCCTTGCCACGACGGGTTTCCTTGGCGATGGTGTTTGCTTCTCTTTCGAGTTGGAACATCAAGCCACGGAAGCGTTCAGCTGACCAACGACCGTCTGAGTCATAGACGAGATCGTAAGTACCGACAGTCTTGAGGTCGCCTTGGTTTCCACCTTGCTTGGCTACACGGTAGATGGTGTAGAGAACTTCACGATTGATTTCGTGGAGAATTTCTTGCGAGAGGATGTTGGCGAGCTCAGTTTCGGCATCGAGACCGTGAACAGCCTTGAGGTCTTGGGCGAGTTCAGTGGTGTATTCTGCCTTCAGTGCGCGGCTACGAGCTTCGACTGCGAGACGCTCGATGGTGATTGACATCTCTTGGAACTTAGGCTTGTTGGTATCTCCAAGACCTTCAGCCTCAGAGGTCAACATGCCACGGAAAGCTTCCCAGTTGCTGAGTGCGCTTGCACCAACTCCAAAGACACCACCGAGAGCAGTAAGACCACGGATCTGCGATGGGCTGAGGTTTTGGTATTCGAGAGTAGCTGCGCCGGTTTCACCACCAATTGAGGTATCGCCGAAGCTGCCACCACGACCCGAGAACGGAGGATATGCAGCTTGGAACAGAGCTTCGTTTCTGTTCGGATTGGTTGCTAGACCGGTTGTGGTGTTGACGTTACTACCAGCAGTGTAATCGCTTTGCTTGCCGTAACGTGAACGCATCGCGAAGATGAGTCCGGTCGGGGCGGTCATTGGCTGAACGCCAGCGACATCGTAGGCAATGAGGTTAGGCATGGCACGACGAACGAGGCTGATCAGTACTGGGCTGTAGCCAGCGAGAGCAGTGTTCGGGGTGCCTACTTGTGGGTTGAGGAATGCTCCACCCATTTCGTTGCCATACTCGGCGAGGTACTGTTCACGCATTGCTTTTTCTTGGTTCTCAAGAAGCACTGCGGTGGTTCTTTTTCTTTCGTAATCGTTGATGCGTGGAAGAGCATCGTGACTGAGCACTGGCTCCCATTTTTCAACTAGATTATCATAAGCTGTAGTTTCTGATGAAAAGTCCATTTTTTCTCCTTTGTTATTTAATTAGACTTGTTTCTTTGCTTGACGAGCGATGGCAGACATATAAACTCCCATCGAGTCATTGCTTTGAGTGATTCGTTTATCGGTGGTTTCTTCGAGTGACTCCACGGTTTCGCGAGCAACTGAAGGAACGGTGCGGAAATAACTTTCCTTGAGGATGTTCAGTTTTTCAACATATTGATCAACATCGTCGTATTGAAGACCTTCTGCGAGGGAAGAAAGTTTTTCGATTTGAACATCGGTCAGACCATCGGTTGCTTCGAGGAAAGCAATACCGCATTGGTGCTCAAGAAGAGCCTTGCGAAGAGCGATGTTCTCTTCGATTCTTTCATTCAATTCTTTTTCGAGGTTTTCATTAGTTGAGTTGACGCTTTCTAGAACATCAACCTTGCCTTCTGGCACGCTGACATAGTGTGATTCGAAGAGTTCCTTGAGACCGCTGAGGAAGGACTCGGCAATATCCATACGGATACCTTCTTCGAGTGCGAGTTTATTCTCGGTCATCCATTCCTCAATGACGTAATTCAGATAGTCATCGAGTTTCTGGGAGAGACCTTCTGAGATTTCTTGAACTTGTTCGGTCAGAGAAACGTTGGCTTGCTCGGTGAGAGCGGCAGCAACGGCATTGACTCTTTCGTTCACAGCAGCTTCGAAGACGACTTTGATCTTTTCCTTGAATTCTTCGGTGAGATCTTCACCATCGAACAAGCCATCAAAATCGAACCCTTCGGAAGCATAAGCAGATTTACCTGCTTTACCTTCTTCGGGAGTTTCCTCTTCTTTCTTTTTCTTGGCTGGAGCCATTCCCACACCAGCAACATTAATTGTCGCGGTGGGGGCTGGACGGGAATTAGGTGCAAGCGATGCCATGTTCATTTGGGCTACACCGGGTGCAGCCACTGGTTTGGCAAACATTGAGCCTTTACCTGAAAAATCAGAGTCTCCTCTGCCTGAGTAATCTACTACGTCTTGTTGGGCGATATTATCCATTTTTAATCCTCTTTTAATGGTCAATTTTTATTTATACAAAAGTTATTTTTTGCCTGCTGATAATTTACGCATAAAATCTTCAAAAACGCTAACGGCGGTTTCTTGAAGTTTTTTTGATGGTGTTTTCTTGATTTTATTGTGATAAGATTCAATGACTTCTTGCTTGAGAATGCCATTGTCCCAAATCCATTCCACGCCTTCCATAATGCCATTTACGAATGCATTCGGGGCAGAAGGATCGGCGACTATATCAACAGCGGAAAGCATGAAGTCTTTTTGTACTTCCTTATAACCACGGTTTTCCTTCAGGCTACCCATGCCCCTGGATGAAACGCCAAGTCTTACACCGGCTTCCAGTAGGTTTTGGGCTATTAGGCCACAGGGAGTCTCAAGCAATTTAGCTTTCCCCTTGACATCCTTTCCTTCCATCCGAAGATCGACAATCAAGTGGGAAACTTTATCGAGGTTTACGGTTGGACCGGTCGGATGATTTAATTCTCCAAGAGCACGGTTTTCTTTCACATATTTTTTGGAATAACGATCTACTTCATTTTCAAGAATTTGACGAGGATAAACTCTACCGTTGCGATTGACGGTATCAGATTGCATAAAGACACCTTCGATGGCATATTTCTTTTTTCCACCTTCAGCCGCTTCAGCGACGAAAGTTATGTCTTCATTCATCTCTGTGATTAGCTTCATTTTTTATCCTTCTTGTTGTGTGAGTTGATGTCGAAGTGGAAAGTTTTTCCGCCTTTTTTAGCGGTTTTTTCTTCATCCTCTTCTTCTTCTTCATCATCCTCTTCGTCTTCTTCATCATCCTCTTCGTCTTCTTCGTCCTCATCTTCTTCTTTTTTCTCGTCCTCTTCTTCCTCGTCCTTATCTTCTTCGTCCTTCTTCTTCGTTTTTTCTAGAAGAGAAAGAATGTGCGAAGTGCTCTCGGCAATTTCTTCTTGAGTGAATTCAGTGCCAAGTTGAGTCTCGGCTTGTTCAATCACCGAAGAAACATATTCGAGCAGAGCGGAATTATCATCCACTCGTTCGGTCTCAAAGATTTCTGCAACCATGTCTTTGGTTGTTTCTTGAATTGCTTCCGCCAGTTTTCCATATAGCATATCATTCAGGGTTGTTCTGAATTTCACATGATTTTCGTTCGCCGCAAATTTAATAAGATCTAGGCTGCTCATTTTTGAGTCCTTTCGGTGTGTTTTTTTGAAAATTGAAGTATTTTGTTATATTCCGAATAATTTTCGGACATAAGTTTTCTCATTTTTTGTTGATTCATGCTATTCAGAGAATCGTGCAGATTCACAAGACATCTGGAATCCTCATGTGTTATTGTCACCGTTTCGCCATTACTGAACGAATGAACAATTGTTTTTTCATCTTTTATAGATTCCTGAAGAGAAGCAATTATTGCTGCGACCGGTTTTTCTTGGATGACTTGTTTTTCTTCCAGAATTTTCGGTGCTTGAGCACTTTCTTCAATGGTGGTTATTTGAGTTTTATATAAATTTTCACAAATATTCATACGAATATCTGAAACTCTAGAATTTAATCGAGAGTTTAGTTCTTCTTTCAAAGAAGAAACAAAAGCCATCTCTCCATCGGAGGATATCAATCTGATTTTATTTGCTAGGCTTTTGTTCATTTCCTTGTTGTCCTTGAGGTCCTTCTTCCGGGGGAGCAAGTTGCTGTTGCATTAACTGCTGTTGCATCATTCTTTCTTGCTCGATGGCAAATTCTTCTTGCATTTCTGCGTTCATTCTGATGATGTCCTGATCGTCCTGCTTGAGGAAATTCTTTCGAATATATTCTTCAGAGAAATACTTTCCAGCAAACGGAGCAACCGTGTTCAACAGATCCATTCTCTCCTTCAAGATCTCCGCTTCTTTCAGCTCATCGAAGTAGGAGTCTCTATTGTAAATAAAGGCAATATTTTGATTTATATCTTCCCAATCTTGTTCGCTAATGACACCCTTGAGAATAAGCTGAGTTCTCAAGAGAGACGAGAATAGAACCGAAAATCTATTCCTAAGTCTATCTATGAACTTATAGAATTTTACTTCATCTCTTGTGATCTCCGCAGCTCTTCCCATATTGAATCCTGTTTCAGGCAACATGCGAGAAAGCGGAACATTCAAGGCTTGCCAGAGCTTCCTCTGGAAGTATTCAACATCTGCCATCTCTCCAAGATTTGCTCCAGAATCCAAGGTGCTGATTTCTGTTCCGCGACCGCCTTCTCGACGGGGCATCCAGAAGTCTTCAAGCATCGACTGGAAGTTGCGATCATCACGGATTTGACCAGTGGAAGGGTCGTAAGTTATCTTATTACGATAACGATTCATGATGTCACGAACATATTGTTCGGCTTTTTGCTTGGGCAAATTACCGACATCCACATAGAAAACACGGCGTTCCGGGGCTCTTGCGATACGATAAATAACCACCGAATCTTCGATCTGGCGAAGCATGTTCAGCGGGCGAATAGCTTTCTGAAGATATCCCACCACTCGTCTACTGGAAGAATCGACTATTCCGGAATGGACATAACAAACCGTATCAGTTGAAAATTTGATTCCTGAAGGTGAAGTCGGAATTAATGCTTCTCGGTCTGTATCCGTATAAATGTAAAATTCCTCCATCTTCTTTATGACAGGAATTACAACATTCACTGCAGGATCCGGACGTTTTCTTTCCTTCTCGATTCTACGCACTTTTTTGATTTTTATCGGATCAATAGGTATGAGATCTTGAATTCCGGCTTGTGGATTGTTGTTATCAATTTGAATATAATAATAAATTTTGCTATCCACATACCATTTTCTGAAAATATCATAACCTCTATTATTGAAATCCAACATGGTCAGAATATTGTTAAATTCTGTTTGAATTTTGGTTTTTATTTGATCTGAAAGAGGAATATTGTCTAAATTTACTCTGACGGGTCTTTTTTGATTTCCCGGGACGATAGCATCATTTGTGATATCATCTACTGCCTTATCTACTTCTGAATAGATAGACATCGATCTGTATTGTTGAATGAGTGCGTTTTCATCTCTTACCGCACCTGAAAAATCAACAAGAGTTCCTTGAACCCCGCCGGTTTCGATGACATGAGCACCATCATATTTGTCCGGGGGTACGACTTGTGGTTGTGGAGGAGATGTTTCCTCTGTTCCGTCAGGTCGTTTTCTGCCTATTGAAAAACCCCAAATTTCTAGTGCCATAATTTATATTCCTTATTTGTCAAGTATGTCTTGAATATATTGATATTGTAATGTGACAGCAAAAGTAACCAATTCATCATTCTTATCCATCGACAACACGATAGGTCCTACTTTTGATGGCCAACAATTTACCAATGTTATCTCTTTTCTTGAATTACCATCTATATCTAGTTGTTTTACCGTCCAGTTATTCATACCTTTTCCAGCAGAGTCTTGAGATGGAGTTGCAGCTCCAAAACTTGTGGCTATAGTAGAATCGATTCTGTTTGTTTCATGATCATTGAAATTTTCACTCCATTGATGAAAGTCATCCCATAATTGAGTGCCAGTTGATTCTGAAGCATCATCCAAAACTGTTATGTCCCATCCAGTATAATCACGATTTCCGGGCATTTTAAAAACCCTTCCCCTATAAGGAATTTCCATCGTGGAAATTTTAGAACCCGGAAGAGATGCTGTTTGAATATGGAATTTTGTTGTGCTTTGTCCAGCACCGATGTTTCCTTCTACCAAAAATCTATTTGGACGAAATCCACCCTTGAAAGAATCTATGAAACTCGATAACGTGTGTGGATTTTGTTGTGACATTTGTTATCCTACTGAATCGCAATTGACAGGACTGGCTACTCGGACAAAATATTGATATTCCAGAGTCACAGTAAAAGTAACATAATTTTCATTGTCAGCCATCGAAAAATCTATAGATCCAACTTCAGAAGGCCAACATGAAATAAGCCGGATTTGTCTCTCACACTTACCATTAATATCTAATTGCGTTACGGTATAATCCTTCATGTAATTTGTAAAATTGCCTCCACCTGTTGTCGGATCATTTGTCTGATTTGCTTTATGTGAATTTATTAAAGAAGACCAATCCTGAAACTTCTTCCACAAAGAACCCGTGGTTGTTTTTCTATCATCTAAAACTACCATTTGCCATGGAATATATGATCTATTTCCCGGAATTTTATACAATCTTCCTCTATATGGAACAGATATTAAAGATAAATCTGATCCCGGCATGGAAGTCGCTCTTACTAGATAAGTAAATCGGTCATCTGTAGTATCGTCTCCACCAAATCCACCACTTATCCTAAAACGATTTGGTCTTAATCCGCCACCAAATCCATTTATGAATTGAGATATAGAATTATTACTTGTTGTATCAGCCATTTTGGATTAGAGATTTAAATTGGTGAATCTTAGCACAATTGTTTCGACCGTTTTTGTTGGTTTCAAAACTATATCAACGACAAACTTGTTATCATCAATAATCACAGGAGTATTATTAGTTTCATCACAAATTATTCTATAACTCTGAAGACCCCCTGTTCCTTCAACGGAACTCAATATGGGAGTTATCGTATTAATAAAGGATGTTCTAGTTGACGAATTGTTTATTTCAAACAATAATTTATTTGCGATTGGATTTATTGTTTTAATTAAGTAAATTAATAATCTGGCTACATTTACATTTTTATATGGACTGGTATCATCAGATACCAATGTTTTATCTGAGAAAAGAAATGTTCCTTGCCCCGGTACTGTCGATGCAAAATTGATTTTATTTGCATTGAAATAATTTTGAACTGCAGTGGTTGGCTGGTCTTTTAGTCGAATTATATTAAGAATTCTTCCTCTGACATAACCAGCAGGGGAGTACCAAGGATAAAAATCCCTATCTGTTCTTATTAGACATCCAGCGGCATCTGCAATTAGTGGTGTGCTAATTATTGTTAAATCTTCATCTTCAAGACCAAAGTGCTCTTTTTCTCCAAAAACACACATTCCATATTGACCTAAACTGATACCCAAAGGTTGCATGCCGTTTGCAGTTTGACCGCCAATCCCACCTATGGGTTCTCCATATCCAGAAATGAACCCAGACGCACCCACAACGCCAAAACAATCATTTCCTCTTCCAGCAACTAAACTATAAACTATATTTGCTTGAGTTACTCCGCCGTCTAGTGCAAACACGACATCTATATCCGGGAATTTACTTTTATCGAGTATAGGATTATTTAATATGTTAAAAGATGGTGCTTCCCCCGTTATAATGCAACTTCCACCGTATTGAAGGAAGTTATGGACAGACCACCATTGTTTTGCTAGAAGACCGTTTGCGCCTATAAAGCAATTTCCTGAACTGGCACCAGTACACATTACAGAGGAATTCAGTGGATCTGGGCTGCTAACCGAGTCAGCACCGCAAATTCCGGCATATTTTGCTGTATATTTATTTACCCAGTCAGCAACAGTTTGTATCAACATATAACCGGCGGTGACATCGGCAGAGTCCCCAAATTCGGTCAAAAGGCTTACGGTTGCACCGGAAATGTTGGTTTTGTTTGAAAAAACGGCACCTATGTCCTCAGATAACCCCTCAGACTCTGAGGCAATAAAGGTCTGATTCAATAATTCTATAGTCGTAATTAACGCCATTTTCTCTCCTTATTTACATCTGAAATTATTTAGTGTTTACAGGTATTCAATAAGGAAACGCCTTCCAGTGGTCTTCTCCGTCAATAATTTCGGTTTCTGTGTTGGCTTCGGTGGAAATGAAGCCAAAGGGAGTCAATTCATTTTCAATATCCTCGACCTCTTCCTCCATCATACCTTTTCTGATATCAACCGAGGTCATATCTTTAAAATATTGCTGTCTGCATAGCCAAGAAAAAAGTATCAAACACATTACTAAATCGTCGGTATGTCCATCTTCGGCCCTCCACCCCTGTTCACCAAATGAAACAAAGGTCATTAATTCGTCAACAATGTCTTGATCTTCGATAATAAGTCGGTCTTGTTCAACCAAGTTTTTTAAGATGGAACAGCCGGTCTTTTTCAGGGCTATAGTCGTTCTGACTCCTTGAAGTTTGTTTCCTCTACCAAAGCCACCAGAAACGACTTGCCCTTTTCGTCCTTTTGCTACCGTGGATACGATATTTTCATATTCTAATTCACTATGTAAAATATCTACGACCTGACCTCCGATGTCGTTTACTTCCACCAGTACCCATGCATTGTTATACAATCTTGCAACAGATTCTATGATATTTGGAAAAACTAGAGGAGGAATAAGATTATTTCTGTACTTTGCAACCAATTTATACGGTGATATACTGGCATCGATAACCGTGAAAGCACTGTAGTCCTTCCCAATCCCTCTGGCAACATCCACAGTTACAACATAAATGTGACCGGGTTTTGGTTCATGATAGACCGCAAGACCATCCTTGTGGGTCTTGATTGGTTTGTTCCAGTTCATGGAACTGAGTTTCCAAGAAGCAATTAAGGTGTTGGTTGATCCCAAAAATTCGGTATTGTATTCTTGGTTGAATTGCTCAATGCTGGTATTTGCGATCGTCTCTACCATCCACTTTTCATCGCGGAGAGGACCTCCGGGATATTTTGGAACATCTCTCCACGAAACTTCAATAGGGGCAAATTCATTTTTTCCTTCTTCCCCGGGTTTCTTGGTGGCACCTTTCCAGAGTTGATAAAATTTATTCAATCCTCTCGGAGTGCTGGTTATGATAACCTTGGTGTCTTTACCTGCCGAAATTGTTGGATAGACACTGGAGAAAAAGTCTTCAGCAATATTATTTGGAATGTGTGCAAATTCGTCCAGATATATGATGTTCAGAGACAGTCCACGGACGGCTGAGGAACTGGTTGCAGAGGCTATGACGCGAGATCCGTTCTCCAGCACGATAGACCCCTTGTTCCATTCCTTCACGCCCTGCTGAAGCCATTTGGGAATGTATTGATACGCATTCTTGATTCTTTCCAGAATCTCATATGCAATAGTTTTTTTGTTGGCCAAGACAGCGACATTGATGTCCTGATTGAATAACACATTCCAAAGGAGATAAGCACACATTGTCAGAGTCTTGCCGCTCTGACGGGGAAGTTTGCAGATCACGAAACGATGGTCCCTACAGGTTTCTATCATTTTTTTCTGGTAGGGATAAGGATGATATGGAATCAATCCTTCATCCAAGGATACAGCTTTCATGTAAGTAGTTGCAAAATAAATCGGATCAGCGGCACATTTCATATACTCCTTGACTTGATCTGGAGTAAAATTTACAGTAACCCCATATGGTTTGAGGTTCACATTATCACGATAGCCTTCCAGTGATCTCTTATTCGCCATTATTTTCTTCTATCTTTATTTCAGTTAAAGCTTTCTTTCGACTTCTTGCACTGTTGATCAAATCTTGCAAATCCGAAGTAGAACCCACGAATATTGAATTGTTCGTGGTATTGTGTTGGACCACTTTGCTCTGTTCCATTGTTTTCATTTTTTGATGAATATCAATGATGTCCTTATTGATCTCTGAGACAGTCTTTATGAGCGTTGCAGCGACTTCATAGGCACGGGGGGAGTCTCCCTCTTGGGCGACTTTCAGAATGCCTTCAATAGCCTCCTCGCCCGTTGCAATGAGGTTTCTCAGGTTCTTGCGGACCTCTTGAAAATCGCTTTCTGTCTTGTCATCTTTGGGAGCACTGACTTTCACTATATTTTTATCATCTTCTTTTTTTTCATTCGGGACAAATGGAATACCCAAGGCATTTCCTATTTCTTCTAAACTCATTGTTTACCTCAGTCTTGTAAAAAATCAACATTATCATAATTGAATATAGCAGTGCTGATAACATCGGGAGATTCGATAGCACCAAAGATGTAAGATTTTGCTGTAAAATTATAAGTAGTCATCAGTATTCTTCGTTCTTCAAAAGATCCCTCAGAATCCTCATATAAGTTCACAGAATCCAAAGTGAATGGAACATTTACCGATTCATATACTTTGTTGAAATTTATTGTTTGAATAATTTCTGGAGCAAAATTGGGTAAAATTTGCTCCGTCACTTGAAGATGTTCGTCTATGCTTCGACAAAATGAAGTGAGTTCAAAACTAAAATTATAAGGAACCAATTTACTTACCGTATAAGTTTGACTTGTGTTTGGATCTTGTACTGTTCTGGCACTGAGCTTATTGAGCTTCCTTGAAGTGTCATATGCTATGCTTTTCATCGAAAAACACATGCGAGGAAGATCAATTTGAACTCTTGTGTTATCCGTAATAGTTCCCGGTTCTCTGATTCTTCGATAGAATTTTTCTTTCGGAGTATATGTTAATGGAATTCTGATTCTTGTAGTTGTGTTATCAGAATTTGTTTTTTTGATATAGACTTCATTGAACAAATTACCGAACACAACAACCAATTTTCTTATAGATTCATTATAATATTCAGTAAACATTAGGGTGTTCCTTCCGAGAACGGATCTGTCTCACAATAATTTATAACATTATTTTGTCTGACTTCGAGAGAAGTTATATCATTATCTCCAAAGTTTTCACCTGTCAATGAGTTCTTGGGAATGAGGGTGTTTGATGCCGTGATTCCGTGAATGTATTGCTTGGCTCCGGAAATTTCTCCATGCAGAATGGCGGTAGCTCCGGGCATTGCAAACGAATCTAAAGTAGTGATATATGCCGAAGAAATTCTGTCTATACCAGAAACACCATTGTATTGAATCAAAGTTCCAGTAGAAAGAATAGAGCCTGTCGTGTTTCCAATTGAGCTTGGATTTTCCAAATATTGACGAACTGTCTCTCCCTCATAAAATCCATATATGGCGACACTTGGAATTCTCTTAACAAAAAGTAATTTAGGAATCCAGTGTCTTTCTTCTTCGAGAGCATCTATTTCAGTTACACCGGTGTCCATCTTGGAATGATCATAGTTGAAGAGTTCGCATGTTATTTTATATGTGTAATTTCTTCCGTGAATATAGAATGGAACTTCGTGTTCAATAAAATTGATTTCAAATAATGATCGAGAGAGTGGCA